GTATAGAAATCCTTAAACGTATCAAACTCACTGTGGTCTAGCTTCTTCTGCCCTAGTTCTACACTAGCAATATAATCCAACCTATATGACTCTTGTGCCTTATAAGTAAACTTCTTATAAAGATCAAGATAGTCTAACTGACAAACACCACCAACATCAAATGTAGTATGAGAGCGACCCATGATATGAACTTCACCTTCACTACATAATCCCCAAGGTGACATACGCTTCATCAGTTTTTCACCCAACACCCTGTTAAGACGTTTGCAGATGTATGGAATATCATAAAGTTGTATGTTCCAACCAGTAATCACATCTGGAACATCTTGCATCCAATAATTAATGAATGAACTTAACAGTGCATGTTCTGATACACAATGATGATAAGTTACATTCTTCTGTTTATTGTTAAAGGGTTTAACTCCCCAAGTAATGATCTGCTTAGTTGTATAGTCTTGTATTGAGATTGCCAAAATCTCTTCAACGCACGATTCCACATCTGGGAATCCTTGCTCAGACGCAACCTCAATATCCAAAGTAACAAGTTTAATCTTGCTGATGTCAAACTTGATCTCATCTTCAGGATACTTCTCTGAGATATATTGGTATATGTATCTGTCATTTCCATATATCTCAAATCCCTCAACCTCATCATACTTCTTATAGAAGTCACGACAATCTCTAACTGTGCCTGGATGAATTTCTTCAACTGCTTTTCCATTCAACGTTCTATATTTAGTCTTCTTTTTAGATTTAACAAATAAGGTAGGGAAAAATTCATCCCTATGCTGATATCTTTTACCATTCTCAACTCCACGAACCAGAAACTGATTCCCGATCAATTGCACATTAGTATAGAAACGCATTATTTAAGAGGGTTCAGTCGGTAAGGTAGGTGGAACGTGTAGAATTGGCTTAAGAAGTCTTTCGTATTTCTCAAGTAAGGTGGGTTTAGGATCCACAAGTGTAAGTATCTTATCTGATGATAGCATGAAACTATTCTGATTGGTAACATCTACCATCCAAGGAGTAAGTGTATCTTGTTCTCCAACAATAAATGGTTCAACCAACTTACAATCAGGTTCACCAGGAACTGCTGCTGGCATCTCCTCAATCTGTGAGACCAATGTTAGATTGTTCATCAGAACTATCAGTTGAATTTGGGGTTTTTCCATCGTTTAATACATCCTTTACATACATTTCTTGAACTTTTTCAACTGGAGTTACCATAGTAACAACCCAGTCAATGGTGACGGGAATAGTTTTTTCTCTTGCTATAGGCATCCAAGGATGCATTCTTATAGATACAGACTTCTCTTCTTCAGTAGAAGGTTGATCTGAAGCCTTTAACTGAATAACACATGGATTATTAAGTAAATACCCAAAGACTTGTTGTTCAGCACCATACATTTCTTGAACATCAGCAATGACATCCTCACCTGATTTTAAAACCAAGACTTTAATTGCCATAATCTATTCATACCTCCCGATATTATAACAAAGAAAAAGCACCCTGTCAATTGACAAGGTGCTGATCCATCTCGAACTCAATTTTATTTATAGATAATCCTGACGGGCGTGATGATCTGGAACTATCTTCTTCAACTCCACTGAAAGGAGTCCATCTTCAAACTTGACGGATCCAACCTTCGTATCATCTGTGACCGTCCAGACCCGTTCAAAGGAGCGTTGTGCCAATCCTTTGTGGACAAATTCTCCAACATCTTTTGATTCTTCTTTCTTGCCTTGTACATATAGTTTTCCAAACTCCGTATAGACTTTGATTTCATTTTTCTTAAATCCCGCAAGGGCGATTTCAAGTTTCGATTCATGATTATTTAATTGTATTAAATTATATGGTGGGTAATTTGAAATGGTTGTATCTTCCCAAAATCTATTGAGATAATCATCCATTCCTATGCTGTTCCTAGTTATCTTATCAAAAAGTTCTGGAAGATTTGCAGCATGATATCTTGCTAGTGTGTTCATGGTTCTCCTTATTAAGCGAGTGTTAGTTGTTGTCCCCGAAGGCGACATTACTATTTAACCATAAAGAACAAAAAAACGGGGTGTTGAACCCCGTAGTTTTTTATTCGGTTTCCTGCGGTTTAGTCTTCTTTCCTATATTATACTTCTGTTCTAGTATCCAATCACCTTTATCTTTATATGATAAAACCTTAATTTGATTTAAAGGTGCTATATCTGCCACATCAGTTTCTTTTACTATAGAAATAAGACCCCAATCAGAAAGCAAACGAGCAATACGATTCCGACGCTGAACGTCGTTAATAGTAAGATTAGCGTGTTTACCATCAAGAGCAAATAACTCCTTGAAGTGAACTATGTAATATTTACCTTGCTTATGTAAAATATGGCAACTTTGGTAAAGTTTCTTTTCTTTTCTGGATGCTACTCCAATTCTTGTTAAAGTCTCCCTAACTTTTAAAAAATCGTCTGGTTCGTTCAAAACCACTTCAAGCATCTTATCTTGAGCCCACTCAACAGTAGGTTCAATTGTTGCGGTTGTCATTTCATTCCTCCAGTATCAAGTCGTTGTTTAATGAATCTGATTTGTTCGGGGGTTAATATTTTCAAAGCTTGTGATGCTTTTTCATTGCTATAACCATAGTATTGTTTGACGATTTCAAGATCCGTGACTTTATCCTTACGGAGCCAGGGAGAAAATCTTCTCTTTTTCCTAAGTGTATTTAGATAAAAAGAATATTGCATATCTTTATCTAAGAAAGAATACTTATTCATCTCGTTGGTAAACATAATACAATCAAGATTTCCTGATAGACAACGGTTAATAATATAAGGAGCATAATCCTTTATGACTGAAGGATCATCTTGTGTTATATCTTCTTTTGTAAAGTTGATAGAGTTCAACCAATCTTTAAGTTCAGTCATCGTATTATTTGGATGTTAGTGTCATCAGTCCACAATTCAACTTTATTTCTAAACCTACCATCTTTCTTAAGAGTTTCATATCTCTTAGATGCTTTACGTTTCCACCAAGCAGTTATATTTTCTAGGTGAAACTTATCCCAGTTCTGACCTGGTACTAACTTATCATGTTCTTGATTAATTACTTCACGAACATTACCATAACCATAATCTGAAATATAAAATCTTTTCTTTTGGGTGAGACCATATGCCATATCAATTACAGAGTTAAACTCATTAAGTTTATCTTGATCTTTCAATGACTTTTTAATACTAGCAATCATCTTAGTCTGACGTTTCATCTTCTTAGAGGATGCCTTATTATCTGTCAATGGAGTATTGTTATTTAACACAGTGAAATGATCATGAAGACGATGAAAGACCTCCTCATGCAACAGAGGAAGGAATTTACTCTCAGTTAAACCTTTGTATCTCATGAATGGTTTAAGACCGTCATACTGTGATGCAGAGGTGGTAGAGCCATAAAGAGATGTAGTCTCAAATAATGCTATATCTTTCTCAAACACTTTATTCAAAGTCTCTCTTGCAAAGTGAGAAACACAAAGAAGTGCAAGAAATTTACCTCCCAAATAATTATAACCGAAAGGTTGAGATGGAACAATAACAAATCCCATAGCAGCATGACGGTTGAAAACCGAAAGATTGGGTGGTTTACCCAACCATATGTTTCTTGGTTTTGAATTGATAGTCGGTGAACCGAACCGTATAAACCCTACAAGTAGTTGTGTTCTTTTCTCATACACCATCCAACGCAATTCTCTACCAGGTATATTACTTTCATTATTATGAGATGATACTGCTGCTAATAAATTATTATAATGTTCTTGAGGAAGAGATTGTTCAAATCTATTTCCAATAAATTTAATTTCAAACTCCATCTCCTCTGGATGAATATCCTCATTAAAGAATTCATCTTGCAATGGTGTAAGTTGATTTGTTTGAGCAACTAACTCTGTCTTTACATATCTAAGATAATCTTCAATAGATGTAAAGTTTTTAAAATAATTGATAAATTCGTCAGCAGCCCAATTAGCATCGGTCTCACTTATAATCATCAATAAAACCTATCTCTTCGGTAATCTCTATCAACTTCTACTTCAACAGTATCAAAGATTCTATTTAATGAACGAGCAAACATTCGGTATCCAGATCCAACATAGAGTTGACCTGCTACAACAGAAAATGTAGCTACACCCCAGAAGATGTAATAGAATTTAGATTTCACTTGGTTTCTTTGTTTTTCTTTAGTAATCATAATAATAATTATTTGAAATTACACTCTACCATAATCTCAGTGAGACACGCAAGTAGATTGATTTCTTGGTCTGCAACAAACGCTATTTGATACTGGTACTTCGCAATAATAAGAACGGCAGCAGGAATAGAGTTATTGACCAAGGATTCGTTAAGACTATCGTAAATGCGACGCAGTAATACACTAGAATCATTATCCAAATTACTAACGACCCACTTCCGAACTTCAGGGAAGTTTTTTTCTTTGAGGTTTTTAATGAGATCATTAACCTTTACATCACTAAAATGAGCAAGTATGCCACTATCTATCTTACCTCCTACTGAGTATCTTTGCAACTCATTTAACACTCTCCTCCAATCAGGAAAATGTTTATTAATTAATTCTGCTACAACTTTCTTATCTGCTTCTACCCGTTCTTGTTCCAGTATTGAGTTAACACGTTTGAAAAAGCATGTTGCGATTTCTTGCTTTTCTCTTCCTTTAATCGAAAACTCGACAACAGCACATCTACTGTGGAGGGGTTCGATGATTTTGTTCTTGTAATTGCAGGTAAAAATGAATCTACAGTTGCTGGAGAACTCCTCAATACTCGCTCTAAGAAGGAGTTGTACGTCGGGAGTGGTATTGTCTGCTTCATCGATGATGATG